CCGACGCGCTTGGTGGCGTAGAACAGGACGTGCGGCTTGGCGCTGAACGGGTCACGCAGCACGCGCAGGTCGGGACGTTCGGCGATGGTGTAGCCCGCGCCGAAATCGCCGAAGGCAATGGCCATGGCGTCGCTGGCGATATCGGGCATGTCCTCGGCAATCAGCACCGGATAACCCATCAGGCGGGCAGGTTCGCCCGCGGCCAGCCCGTCGGACCACAGGAAGCGGCCATCGGCATCCTTCATCTTGCGCACCGCCCCGGCGGTCTTCGAATTCATCACGAAAGACGCATTGGCGCGATACCGGGCCCCCAGTGCGTAGACCAGATCGACAATCGCATCCGCCGGGTTCACCGCCGCGAAGTCGCCCGCCGTTCCGGTGATGACATAGCCCAGGTTGCCCCAGCTCCAGCTTGCATCGTCCACGGTCGTGTGGGTCAGGAAGCCCGTGGGCTTGTCCACCCCGTCCCCGCTGACGAAGGCCATCGCCTCGGCGCGGGCGAACTTGTCGGCGATGCGACCGGCAAGCCAGCCCTCGATGTCGAACGCTGTGTCATCCAGCAGCCGCTGGCTGGCTTTGGGCAGTGCCGAAAGCTCATGCAATGGGATCGAAATGCGTTCGATCTGAGGGGTGTCGGTTTCCGTGGTCGCCGCCGTTTCCGTAGCCCAGCCCGCGCCCACATCGGTGTGGTCAACCAGCACGTCGAACGAAGTCGCCTCGACATTCACCACATTGGCGACCGCCCGCAACGACGACGCGCCCCGCAATACACCCTGGATCATCTCGGCGGTCTGCGGATCGACCAGATAGCCACCCTCGGCATTGACGGCGGTGTTGAGCGCCTTGCCCTCCAGCTCCAGCCCGCGCAACCCGTCATCATCGCCGGTGCGCAGGTAGGCCCCGATGGCCTTCTTGTGGCGGGCACCGTCTTCGGTGGCGGCGGAAAGCGCAGGGCGCAGATGGGTCATGGTCTTGGTGTTCAGCATGGAAATACGCTCTTCCTGTTTTTGAAGCTTCGTGGTCATGTCGTCCTGGAACTGGCTGAATTCGTTCAGAAACCCTGCCAGAGCTGATTTCACTTCGGTGGTGGCATCCGGTGCATTGCGCACAGCGGAGCCGCCCGAAGACTTGGTCTCGGTCTCGGTCATAACATCGTCCTGATTGTTGAGAGAAATGCGGGGCCTTAACGCGCCGCCAGTTTGCGGCGGGCGTCCTGGAACACCGTCGCCAGTTCATGCAGGAAGTCGCCCTTGGCCACCTCGGCCTTGTGGGCGCCCACCCGCGCCTGCGGCAGCATCGGGAAGGTCACCAGCGACACCTCCCAAAGCTCCACCTCGTTCAGAAGCCGCTGGCCCCTGTCATCCTTGGTCGCGCGCAACGTGCGGTAGCCGATGGACAGCCCGTCGATCGCGCCCGCCCCGATCAGCGCCGCCGCCTCGCGCCCCTTTTCCACGGCGTCGAGGATGCGCCCCTTGACCCAGAGCCCCTTGCCGTCCTCGCGCAGCTCATCCCAGACGCCGATAGGTTGCGCCGGGTCGTGCTGCCACAGCATCTTCACCCGGCGGCCCTGGTCCGACAGCCCCTTCAGGCTGCGGGAATAGGCGCCTTTCTGCACCACGTCGCCGCCCTGATCGCAGGCCCCGAACAGGCTCGCATAACCCTCGATCACATGGCCGTCGCTCACTGTCAGCGCCTCGTCGAAGCGGCAGAACTTGGTCTCCAAGCCGCTTGAGGAAAGTTCATACATTCCAATCTCCTATCCACCAGAGCTCATCTGAATGATCTCGTTGATCGCCTGTGCCAGCACCACGCTGACCACGCCAAAAACCGCCAGCCAAAGCCGCCGCTCGACCCGTTCCAACGCCGTCTCAATCGCGTTCAGCCGGTATTCCAGCGCCTGCCAGCGTTCTTCGGCCACGCGCTCATTGGCCTCGATCCGGGCATTGGCCGCGTCGAAGGGGGCATAGAGAAAGCGCGACCCGCCCCCCGTCCCCCGATCGCTCATTCATCCTCCGCCAGCCGCGGCAGCCCCAGCATGGCGCGCTTCTCGGCAGCGGTCAGAAACTCCGCCTCGGCCACCCTGCGCCACTGCGCGTCACGTTCCGTGGCCAGCGCCGGCACCTGGTCGAGATCGGGCCGCAGCTCCATCACCTCGCCGGAATAACCCGCCAGCCAATGCGCCAGCGACGCCAGCACCTTGGAGGCCAGCGGCAGCACCGTCAGGCGATAGAACGCCCGGTTGGCTTCAGCATAATTGGCGTAGGTCGCGTCGCCGGGGATGCCCAGCAACATCGGCGGCACCCCGAAGGCCAGCGCGATATCCCGCGCGGCGGCGTCCTTGGTCTTCTGGAATTCCATATCGGACGGGCTGAACCCCATCGGCTTCCAATCAAGACCGCCCTCCAGCAGCATCGGCCGCCCGGCATTGCGCGCCCCCTGATGGTGGCTTTCCATCTCCGCCTGAAGCCGCTCGAACTGCTCGGCGGTCATCGTGCCCGCCCCGTCCGCCCCACGGTACACAATCGCCCCCGAAGGCCGCGCCGCATTGTCCAGCAACGCCTTCGACCAGCGAGAGGCGCTGTTGTGAACATCCAGCGCATTCGCCGCGGCCTGCATGGGCGACAGCCCGTAATGGTCATCCTGCGGATGGAACAGCCGAACATGGCAAATCGGGGTCGCCCCCTGCACATGGAACCGGTGCTTTTTGGTCCCCACGGCATACTCATAGGCCACCGGCCAGCCATCGGCCCCCGGCACCAGGCTCATCCGGTCCGACCGCAGCACATGCAGCTCCCCCGGCATGCCGCCATCGGGGCTCACCGCCTCCACATAGCCGTTGCCCGACAGCAGAAGCTGCGCAAACAGCGCCTCCAGGAACTCGCCCCGCCCCTGCGCCCCATTAGGCCGCGCCAGCAGCGACAGCAGCGGATGCACCTCATAGCGGCGTTCCACGTCCTGGCAGATCACCGGCAGCGCCGCAGCCGCCTCCGCGATCAGCTTAACGGATCGGAACCCCACCGGATTGCCCGAAAACCCCGTCTTGATCAGTGAAACCGTATCGCGCGGGCTCCAGGCCACGCGCCCCGCGCCCGCCCAGGCCACCACCCGCCCCGTGGCCGAGGCCTTGGCCTCAGGCACCTCCGGCTGCGATCTCCGCAAGAAATCCAACACCATCCGCTTGTCTCCTTGGTCCATGTCAAAAGAGCGCCCCCGCGATTCCCGCGAAAACGCTCCCAAAAGGGCGGATGAACGCCCCTTGCGTCACAAATTCAGATCTGCCGGATGCCCGGCTTGGCCAACGCCCCGCGCGCGGGCAGGATCATCCCGTCGGTCAGCGCCCAGACCAGCGCGTCCACCCGGTCCGGGCTGCCCTGGCCTTCGTAGCCGGTGATGGTCATGCGGCACATCTGGTCTTCCAGCTCTGCCAGCCCGCCCAGATGCGCGACCCGCCCCTGTTCATAGAGCGCTGCCACCGGCTCCGCCCGCGCGACCTTGCCACGAGAGGCATGGACCGAGCGCACATTGATCAGCGGGTCGACCATCCGAACCGCATCCAGCACCAGATCGCCGCCCTGATTGACCTCCGCAACCATCCGGTCCGCCCCATGCCGATGATAGGCCGCCACCGCCGCCTCGGCCCAGCCAGAGGCGGAAACGCCCTGCACGGAACAATCCTCAATCACCACGGCGTGCCAATCCCGCGGCGGCCCGTCCTGCACCACGCCAACCACCACGATCCCGCAGGCATCCGACCCCGAATGCCCCGTCACCGGCGGATCGACCGCCACCGTGATCCGCATATGCTCCGGCACCGCGTCCACCCGCGCGCCATCCAGCATCGCTTGCGTCCACAGCGCGCCCTCGGCCTCCTCGATCAGCTCGCCATCAAGCTCCTGCCGGCCCAGCCGCGTCTCGCCATAGCGCGCCCGCACCTCCTCCAGAAACGAATCCGCCAGAAACGCCCGGTTCGCCTCGGTCGGCGCGTGGGTTACACCCGTGCTGTCCCGCGCCAGCAGATCCTTCAGTACCCCCACATTGCGCGGCGTCGTGGTCACGCAGACCTGCGGGTGATCGCCAAGGCGAAGCCCGAATTGAAGCATGTCCCAGGTCTCCTCCGCCTCGGGCCATTTCGCCAATTCGTCAGCCCAGGCCGCGTCAAACTGCGGCCCCCGCAAAGCCTCCGGGTCATGCGCCGAATAAAGCCGCGCCTCCGCCCCGTTCGGCCAGGCCAGCATCCGTTCCCCCGCCACCCAGCGCGGTCGCCGATCCGGGGGGGAGCAGGCCAGCAGCCCGCTCTCCCCCTTCACCATCACCGCCAGCGCCTGGTCATAGGTCTCCCCCACCAGCGCCACGCGCCGGGCGCGACCGGGGGCCAGCGGCGTCGCCCCCTCAACCATGGACCGCACCCATTCGGACCCGGCCCTCGTCTTGCCAGCGCCGCGCCCGCCCAGCACCACCCAGGCCCGCCAGTCGCCATCAGGCGGCAACTGGTGCGGCAATGCCCAGAACTCGAAGAGCCAGGGCAGTGCGGCCAGCGCGTTGTCACTCAACCCCGTCAGGAACCGTTCCACCGCCTCCTGCGGCACGCAGGCAAGCGAGGCGGAGCCCGATCTCAGCCCGGGCCGCATCGAGGTCGAGCTGCCCTGCCCCGATCTCTCCCATCCGCTGTCCTGTCGCATCGC